TTAATGTTTTCTAATTCAAGTGTAGTAATACTTGTCCAGTCTACAAAGTTATCAGTAGTTTGTAGTTCTAATGTAGGGTTAAACCATACACCAATTTGCTCAACAAGTTGTAACTTTTGATCAGTATTTGATGTCCAAATATCTACATTTGCTCTTAACATATATGGAGTTGGCATTAATCGTTCAACTGTATAGTTTTTTCCTTGAGAATTAAGATATTCGTTTGCATCTTCGTCATACTGACGTTCTTTAATATTTAATTTGTCAACAAACGTGGCATCTTGTGTTCTGTCTCTGTCTTGCTCTAGCCCAGTAATGTATACGCTCATACGCGGAGCACTTGGTAATTTATTTTCAGAATTATCCTTAATAAGATGTGCAACTTGTCTAGATAAATCGCCATACATTACAGGAACAGTTTTAATTGTGCCATCACCAAACTTTACAGGAAAGTTACTCATTAATCTCATAAGTTGAGTTACGTATCGTCTTATTTGTCCGTCATAAAAATGTTGCATTAATTATCTGCTTTCGGTCTAAGAGCTTTTGATAAGCTTTGTCTTTCTTCAATATTATCGCCACCGATTACTCCGGTTTTGTTATTATTGATAAATCCAGCTTTCTGTGTTGCTCTGTTGTTGTCGTTAGTTAAAGTTTCTCTAAGATTGTCTTCTACTTTAATCCAGCGTGTGCCATCGTACCTAAACAATCGATTAGGTAAAAAGTCTGTTCTTAAAAAGTAATCACCTGTTTGATTTGATGATGGAAACTGTATTCCGCTACTAAACACATTGCCTATGGGCGGACTACCGTCTCCGTAATTCACTAAGTATCCAGAATACCCTTGACGATCTTCTACGCTTTGTATTATTTCTGGAGTTAAGTTTTCTTGATCAATTTCTTCAAGCGCAACACTGCCATCTTCTTTACGTGCTACACTATAAAAGTGTGCTGTTTCAAAGCCCGATAACGGAGCATCAACTGCTGCTTGCGCTATTACTGCATTATTAATTTCCATTTCTTTATCGTATGTACTAAGCACATCACGCAGTGTATTATCTGATTCTTCACTTGCTGGCAAGTCTAAAATATCTTTATATTCTTGTCCGTCGAATATTTGTTTTAATTTTAATCTATATAAGTGAGGGTACCAAAGATGACTAAAACCTTCACTAGCACGACTAACGTCTTCGATGACGTAAAAACGCTTTAATGCCACTGATAAATCATTTAAGGCATATTCGTCTTTAAGGTGTGGTAATTCGATAACATCTCCAGATAATGGTTTTCGTCCTAAAGTTTTCACAATACTATTAATATGAACAGTCATAAACAGTATATCATTGCTTAGAAACAATCCAAATTGACTTAAATCAAAGTCAATGTCTTGTACATTGTAAATTGCACGATGCGTATATACGTCTACATCGTACTTTCTATCTCTGTTTTCTAAGAATAATAAATCTTGTATATTCGTAGGATTTAGCTCGTCGTACTGTGGTTGCACAGCATCGGCTTCGCCGTCGGGTAAATTAGCAGATCCTAGATATTTATGAATATGAATATCTGTTCCGCCTACAGTAAACATTTCCATTATCTGTTTATCTAGAAAATGGAAGTCGTTTGTTTTTTCGGGTTTATATAAAGACAGTCTTGGCATATGTATATTTATCGCTGATAAATACTATTGGAGAACTATTATGTCTAATCTAACAACACAAAAAAAAGAAATATTCGATTATGTTAATGCATTCTTAGGAGGCGGCATGGTTGATGTAGAGCTTGACCCTATACATTATGAAACCGCACTATCTAAAGCATTAGCTAAATTTAGACAGCGTAGTGAAAATAGTGTAGAAGAATCTTATATCTTTATGCCAACAATTCCAGATACAAACGAGTATACTTTACCAAATGAAGTTATCGAAGTTAGACAAATATTTCGCAGAACAGTTGGCGCTAGAACACAAGGCGGCACCGGTGGCTCAATGTACGAACCATTTAATTTAGCTTATACAAATGCATATTTGCTATCAGCAAGTAAAATGGGTGGACTAGCAACATACGACATGTTTAGTCAATACCAAGAGTTAGTAGGTAGAATGTTTGGATCATATATTGAATTTAAATGGAATACTGCTACAAAAAAATTAACAATCTTACAAAGACCTAGAGCAGAAGAAAACCTAATGCTATTTTGCTATAACTATAGACCTGATAGTGAGTTACTTGTAGACTATCTAGCAAGCCAGTGGATCAAAGATTATACATTAGCTAATTGTAAATATATGCTAGGCGAAGCAAGAAGCAAGTTTGCAACTATTGCCGGCCCACAAGGCGGTTCTTCTCTTAATGGAGATACACTTAAAGCAGAAGCACAAAGCGAAATGGAAAAGCTTGAAACTGAAGTTAGCCAAGCAATGGCCGGCGGAACTGGCTATACGTTCTTAATAGGTTAAAGATCGTTATCGTGTATATGCAACTGAATAAGTGCATAGTGTAACACTTTCATTAAATCTTTACGTGCATCGTCCTTACTACCTTTTCGACCGTATCTATTTGAATACTTGTCAACATTGCCCATACAAAACCCAGTTCCGTGCCCGCGCTCGATAATTACTTCAGTTGACTGAAATTTATTCTGCGCATAATGACCCTTGTATGTAGAGTCAATATATTCTTGAAACTCTTCGATTAGTTCTCGTTCGTTAAATTTATAATCAATAGCCATGTTAATCCTTATATACTGCTTGTAAGTTCATTTTTAGGTCATGCAAACTATCTTCGTTTGCTTGATATCTAATACCAATACCACCTTTTTCATTCCATCTTTTGATATTAGTTGGCTTGTCGTCGACAAGAATGTTTGGAGTTCCGGTTAAGTCATCAACTGCGTGATTCTCTTTTTGACCTGTAAAGATTAGATGTTGCACCTGCGGCATAAAGCCGTGCCTAGTCAACCATACACGTTTGTGATAAGAACTATTTTGATGATCACCTCTTAACGGACTTGAACAAATGCCATAGTTATCACCAGCAAGTTCTCTAACAAAACTTACAAGTTCTACTGATGTTGAAAATAATTCAAGTATATCAAAAAAGTTTGAGTGTTTTAAATCAGTAATTGCTTTTTCTTTATTAGGAAGCTTCTTCCAATGATCAACTCCGTAAAAAGATTCAAGACCTCCGAAGAAGTCTGCAATTACACCGTCCATATCTAAGTATAGTATCATATTTCTAGCCTTTTCTATTTTTGCCTATATACTATAATAGCATCTATGCATTATATAGTCAACCTAAAAATCTGGAGTAAGATCGCCTTGTCGCCATGTATAACCTTCTTTTTGAATTATACGTTGACAGTTAGCACATACAGTTTTTAAATTACCTGGACGACAGTTCTGCAAATCTCCGTCAATATGATACACATTAAATTGTTCGCTATGTATTGATTTAAATTTGCACTTTTCGCAATATGTCTTTTTCTCATAGCCTGACATAACCCATCGCGGAATACCGTAGCCTATTATACCGTGCTTTAAGCATGTTTCGCATTTTTTTCGATAATATGTCTTACCTTCTTTTATATAGTTTATAGCAGCAGGTCTTTGATTGCATATACATAACGGTCTCATATTGTATTTATCATACCTTTATGGTCCCTTTTTCAGTGAGCTAAACTGTCTGTTTTATAAAAATAGCATAAATACATTTGATAAACCTTATAAGGAGAAATATGATGGCATTAGTCTCACCAGGTGTAGAGGTCCAGGTAATTGATGAGAGTTTTTACACTCCAAGCGCACCTGGTACTGTACCAATGATATTTGTTGCAACTGCGGAAAATAAAACTAACTCAGCAGGAACGGGTATTGCGACAGGCACAACAAAAGCAAATGCGGGCGTTCCGTTTTTGTTAACAAGTCAAAAAGACTTAGGGGATCTATTCGGAGATCCAAACTTTTATTCAGATACAAACGGAAACATGATTCACGGAAGTGAATTAAATGAGTACGGATTACAATCAGCATATTCATTGCTAGGTGTAACTAACCAAGTATTTGTTGTAAGATCAGACTTTGATCTAGCAAAACTAACACCAAGTGCAAATGCACCAGGCGGAACACCAGTTGATGGATCATATTGGTTCGACACACAAAATACAAGCTTCGGTATTCTAGAATGGAATGCAGCAGCAGTTAATGTTACTAATGGTCAAAGTTTTACTTCGGTAAATCCATTAGTTGTTTCAAAGGCTAGTGAATTAGACGGCGATGCACCAGCAGCGTCAGTAGGAACTATAGGTTCATATGCAGTTGTAACAGCAAACACAATGAATAGAGTATTTTACAAAAGCGTTGACAATGGCTGGGTAGAAGTAGGTTCTAGAGAGTGGAAAGATAGCCGTCCAACTGTTGTTTCGACAGCAAGTGACGTTACAGTTCCAGCAACGAGCCCGATTAGCATTAATGGTGTAACAATTGGATTAACAACAGGTGAGACACTAACACAAGTAGCAGCAGCAATTAACTCAGGTAGCCCAGTTACCGGAGTTAGAGCAAAATTTAATACTAGTACAAAGGTACTAGAATTATATGCTACTGATGAAGCAACTAACGGACAAATTGTACTTGCTGATCCAAATGGAGATTTATTTGACGATTTAGGACTAACAGCAGCAACGTTTAATTCACCAACGCTAACTATTGCACCGCATACAAGTGTACCTGCTTACAAAACAGGTGAAGCAAATGATGCACCGACAGGTAGTATTTGGGTTAAAACAACTGTACCAAACGGCGGAGCAGACTTTAATCTAAAAACATACAGTGCATCAACACAGCTTTGGACAACAGTTTCAGCGCCAGTTTATACGTCAAATGCAGCAGCTTTTGCAGCATTAGATTCAGTAGGCGGCGGAGCTAACTTAGCAATTGATGCTACATATGTAAGAGCAAATGTTGACGCAGCAAGTTTACCTTTAGCAAACTTTAAACTATTTTCAAGATCATCAATTGGCGCTACAACAATTACAAGTGCTAAGATTTTGGCAGCAACACCGGCAGCAACTAATACAATCACAATGGCAGAAACTATTAAAGGAAGTGCAACACTTACATCACCAGTTACATTGACTTTTACAACTACTGGTGCAGCAACAGATGCACAAGTACTTGCAGAAGCAATTAATAACTCCGGTTTAGTAAATGTTTCAGCAACAGTTACAGACCAAAACAGAGTTGAAATTACACATGCACTAGGCGGTGACTTTACAATAGTAGACGATGGTAGTTTAAATGCAATGGGATTTGCTCCTTATGATGCAACTAACAGCGCAACTACAGTAAACTTATATGATTCATCACCAAGTGGTACTTGGACTGCATCACTTTGGAAGCCACTAACTTATACACCGTCAGCTAACGTTCCTAACACACTAACAGCAGATGGCGAAATTTGGTATAACTCAGTAATCGACGAAGTTGATATTATGTATCATAACGGTATAACATGGCAGGGTTATAAAAATGCATACTCAGACACAATGGGTCCGATTGTTGCAGCAGCTAAACCTACTACACAATTAGACGGTACTCCGCTAGTTGATAATGATCTTTGGATTGATACAGCAGACTTGGAAAACTTCCCAACTGTATACCGCTATAGTTCAGTACTAGGATGGAAGTTAATTGACAAAGGTGATCAAACAACTGAAAACGGAATGCTATTTGCAGACGCACGTTGGGCAACAGCAGGCGCAGATTCAGTAGCAGCTGACATTGAAGATCTACTAGAAAGTGATTATTTAGATGCTGATGCACCTGATCCTGCACTATATCCAAAGGGCATGCTTCTTTGGAATCTACGTAGAAGCGGATTTAATGTAAAGCGTTTTGTACGTAATTATGTTAACGTTGGACAAAACAACATCCGTAACAGTGACGAGTCAATGGCTAATTATTATCCACATCGTTGGGTAACTGAGTCAACAAACAATGTTGATGGTTCAGGAAGCTTTGGACGTCATGCACAGCGTAAGTCAGTTGTACAATCACTACAAGCAATGGTAAATGGTAACCAAGAAATTAGAGATGATGAGCGTAGATTCTTTAACTTAATGGCAACGCCTGGTTATCCAGAGCTAATTGGTGAAATGATTAGTCTTAACTATGACAGAAAGCTAACAGCATTTATTGTTGGTGATACACCTTTACGTTTAGGACCAGACGCAACTGGACTTAACAACTGGGCAACTAATGCAAATATTGCAGTTGAAGATAATGATAACGGTTTAGTAAGCAGAGATGAGTACTTAGGCGTGTATTACCCAGCAGGCTTTACAAGTGATAATGCAGGAAATAACGTTGTTGTTCCAGCTTCGCACATGGCACTTAGAACTATTATTTTAAGTGATCAAGTTGCTTATCCTTGGTTAGCACCAGCAGGAACTAGACGCGGCGGCGTTAGTAATGCAAGTGCAGTAGGTTACATTAGTAGTGAAGGCGAATTTGTAAGTATTGCACTAAACAGTGGACAGCGTGATGTACTTTATTCAAACAGCATTAATCCAATTACACCAATTAGTGGATCGGGATTAGTAGTATTTGGACAAAAAACTCGTGCTAGAAATGCAAGTGCATTGGATAGAATTAATGTTGCAAGACTAACAGTTTACTTACGTAGACAACTAGAAATACTTGCAAGACCATATCTATTTGA